TTGGAAGCTGTGCACGCTTGATGTCAGAACGGACACTTGGAGAACGCGCATAACTGTATGCAGCTTCTTCCAAATCATGCTGGTCAATGACGCCCTGAGCAACCAGATCTGCGATCTTCTTGTCGTCCACAGATGCGACAACTCCGGGAACCGCTAGCACCTCTGGTGACAAGAGGCTGGGCTTGTACTTGGTGGTGAACTTCTTTCGGTCCCTGCTAAAAGCCCCGATACGAACAACATCGGTACTCGACACCTCTTTGAGCAGGTTTTTGATGGCGTCCCACTTATCGTTATACATTCCCACAAGGTTATTAAACTGGTCGAATAGAGATTCGTTCTCCAAGCTCAACGTAGCAAGGTCTCCCCTGATCTCATCAAGCTCCTTAACGGTCTTCTCAATCATCTTCATAATCTCTCTGTCATTCATTATTTTCTCCCTTAAGTTGTTTTGATATTTGTGCCGCTAACCGGATGTCAGCGAGGTTCTTATTCCAAATTTTTCCCGGATTTTGGGCTGTTCGAAGTAGGGTCATCACCCCATCTACAACCATCATTGGGAGCTTGTAGTCAACCACTTCTCCTATGATGTTTGCTTCCACAACACGCCCCTTCGTAGCCGTGAATGTGGACTCCCCACGTAGGGCGGCAACAGACGTTGGTCCCATTGCGATAAGCATGTTTGGGTCCAGAGTCCGTATTTCCTGATGAAGTCTTGAAGAACAAGCCTTTATCGAAGCAGACTTCGGGGCAGAGAAGACTTCTTTAGTCCTCATTCCGGGTACAGATTTTTCTGTTGGGCAAACCACGCAGGGCGTTACCCAAAGCGAACTGGGGTCCAAGTCGGAGAGTCGTATGAGGTGGTTTAGAATCGACCCCTCACGCCCTGCGAAAAGATTTCCATTAACTGCGGTCTGGACGCTAGTCCTATCCACAACAAGTACGATGTCAGCATCGGATGAACCGACCCCAACTATGGAAACCTTCCTGTTGGAATTGAGCTTACAGCTAACACACGTTGAGTAATTGAACTGTATGTCCTCAAGCTTTGATTGTGGTGATTTTGAGCTTTCTGAGCGCAATCTTCCTCCTTAGCTTTTGGCACATACGGTGTGCGGGCGGGATGTTTTTGTCATCAATCAAGATGGCTATAGGGCCTTTCTTACCCTCGTACTTCCTTTCGACACGCCCCTTACCCTGCTGGAACCCACCCCAACTTGAGAAGGGTGTAGCAAAAATTACAGTATCCAAGGCTGGTGCATCAAGACCTTCCCGAGCTACTTGGAAAGTAGCGAAGGTGACGTCTGACTCATTAATAATGTTGGTCCGCTGGTCACCCGGTGTAGCACCGGTAACAACCCCGACTTTATACGGCGCCCAGCTCTTCCTGTCTACCACAAGTGCAGACAATATTTCTGGGTGTTGTGCGCTATGAGTCAGACAAATTATTCTCCTTCCCTTAGACAATGCGTTCTCCACAAGCTCGATAATTTCTTCGTTTCGTAGGCGTCTCTCGCCTAAGAATTTGTATAGCTTGCCTGCAGAAAACTCGCCTGTAACGTCCTGTATGTCAGTCGGATCGATTGGTGGATCCGTGCCCAGTTCCTTTACGTAGATGTCAGCGTTTAGATCGCTCTCAACGTCCGAGTAAAATACCCCACCTATTTGCGAGTAATAAACATTCTCCAGCCCATCTTCCCTGATTGGGGTTGCGGTTAACCCGTACCGAGCCCCATAAAAAAGTGGGGCGGTTTGTGAAAACTTCGCTGCTGACAGGTGGTGGACTTCATCAAAAACGATTGTGCCGAATCGCTTACGCACTTCTATTGGGATGTCCCCTTTGATTGCGCGATTGGCCAGAGTTTGGACCATAGCAATAACCAAAGGCTTGTCCCACTCGGACTTCTTGCCTTGGACTATACCGATGTCCTCTCGAGTAACCGACAGGAACTCCAAAGCCCTATCGATCCACTGTTCCATAAGCCCTGTGTTGTTGACGATAACGATGGCAGGATTGCCTCGCTGCGCTATCTTCTTGAGTGCCATAACGGTTTTACCCTTACCGCACGCCAAATTTAGAACACCATGATCGGCCTTTGAGAAAGCCTCCCACGCAGATTCCTGTGCGGGGTTCCTCGGGATGATTTTGTCTCCAAAGTCGAAAGACTCTAAAGTAACTACTGGTTCGGTGAACGGTGGAATCCTCTCAAGCCACTCCTCAGTACTGAAGAGGTGCCTTGCCACGGAAACATGGTCATCATGTACCTGTCCGAGGCAGAGGCTCGATACGTTACCCGTTCTAGAATTTACTGTACTAAAAGTTGCTGCCCGAAGCACCGCATCGACATTCCGTATCGCATCTAGCGGTATCCACATGTCGAAAGAAAAGATGGCCGTTCCTTTACAAGAACGACCACCATCTTCTTCTGGGAAGTACGTTGCTTCGGGCGTCTTTTTACGCCCCATATTAACTCCTAAGTATGCCCAAAATTTTAGACTTCAAAAAGAACTCAAGACTATCATTACGCCTGTCCGGTGAGACTTGCTTAAAGAATAGCTCGACAAGACTGTCGGCCTTAGACTCCAAGCTCTCTTCATCTGAGAACAGTGACTCTATCTCCGCTTGGGCAGCTGGTCCGAAAGATCGGATATCGCCGCTACTTCTGGAGCGCCGCGTCTGATATACCGATATCAGTATCGAGCGTGCCTCAGTAGACTCTTTCGGGTCTATGGTGAGGTTCTCGAAAATCTTCTGCAGCGTTTGATTAGAGGGTATTAGTATACCATTTTCGTACTTTCGGATGGATTCACGGCTCACACCGCACACTTGCTCCATTTTACGTAATGAGTACTTCCTGCTCTTTCTGAGATCCACTAGCAGTTCACACAGGTGTGCGTTATTGGTGTCCGCCATGAAATCTCCTATTCGTCTATTGCTTCAATCTTGGTATCTTCGTATACAGTCTCTGTGGAATTGGTGCCAGGGTCAACGACTACTGTCGGGACTTTCACTGAAACCACGGGGGATTGTTTATTAACGTGCTTGCCATAGCTACTAAAGAGGTGTTCAACTCCTTCTTGTACGGCATGGATCAAGGCCCGCATCGAATGGTATTTGGCATCGAATTCCTGTGGAACTTCCACTTTGACTTCCTTACTAGTATCATCAGTCATGATGTATCTCCTTGTTGATTTTTAACATTTGGCATCCCTTTGATGCCGCAGTGCTTATACCAAAAACCTGACTTCCCTTGTGTGAGGACATAGACATGAAATTGAATGGTGTTGTAGACCACTATGATGACGATGGGCTTTTGCTCAAGAAAGCGTTTGCTGAGAAAGGTGTCCCCCCGGTCATCAAAACAGCCGTCGACCTTAGCGAGACGCGTGAACGATTTGATAGCGACTACGCCCTAGTGGTTGATACTGGTATGGGCAAGCAATATAAATACCCAGTCGTTGACGCCGGTAATACACTAGCGAGCGCTCTGTACTTCTCAGAATCTGGTGAGAGTCTCCCAGAGGAACTGCAGAAGACAGCTGCTGCGAACATCCGTACGGCTTTGGAGTCTTTCGGCTTTGAGGCTCCTGAGCAGATCACGAAAACCGCATCTATGGAGCTAGGCTACTCGGGTGAGGCTGAGGATATTTCCCTAAGCACTCTGTTCGGGTTGGCGGGCGATGATACCGTCGAGGTTGTAGAAGACGCCTTTGCGAGTCTAAGCCCTAGAGGTAAGCGGAGACTAGCCTTTCAGGTAAAGGAAGCCAACGCTGACTTCTTCGGTGGGCTATCTGACGAGATGCAGAAGTACGCTTCCAGCGAAATCGGAAGCGACTTTGCGATGTCGCTTGATCTCCGACGTATTCTCTTGGTTGACGCCGAAGCGAATACAGAACTGGACAAAATCGCCTCAATGGCAGATAATTCCAACGCTGAAGAGATTGCTGAAGCACTTCATGAATTTGACGTGCGTCATGAAATCACTCATCAGTATAATCGGGTAATACCTGACTCTCATGCGTCGGTCTTTGGTGACAGTGTTGAGAAATCGGCTAGCGTTACAAGACCTGTTGAGGTTAATGGTAGGGAGTACACAGCGGATGCAATTAATGGTTGGTTCGATGGCGGCGGTAAAGAGAAGCTCTCGGACTCTTTCGGGGATTCCTTTACTGAAGAGTTTATGTCGGACCCTCCGAATGTGCTTGCGAGCCTCCCGGTTACTCATAAACAAGCCATCGCACGGATGATTGATGAAGGTTGAAGAGAGTTACCTTGGACCAAAAACACCTAAGCAGGCCTTTACTCATAGGGAGTCCCACCCCTTAGTACTGAACCTGCTTATGATCTCGGAGTTTGGGCCGGACTGCCTGGCTTGGGAACCCGAGACGTGTTGGGTTGAGATTAAGAAGACTTGGGGCGGAAGTGTATCTGACCTAAATAAGAACAAGATACAGGCTGTAAGAACAGCTCATGTCAGTGACTATCCCTACCAAAGGTGGGAAGTATTTGACTCTGTTTGTGCGGGACTTGTTGGGTCAGTACCTAGATTTGATATGATTCAAAAGCCTTCGCCGCATAGAGCTGCTTTTGCTCTTGACGTATTGAAGCAGGTGAAAGAAGACCTGCCGTTCTCCAAAGAGGTCCTAAAATATTGTGGGGCCTCTATGATGGACTACGGTATGGTGTATGGTCCTGGTACTTTGGAGCCGTGCAATAGTATTATAAAGCCCTTTGTGGGAAGTGCGCAGGACCGCGTAAAGAAGTCGTTTAATTTATCGGTGATCCCTAAGTTTGATGGTCAGAATATGGATGACGTTCAGTTGATGAAGTCCTATTCCGTACGTGACTTTCAGGAGGGCACATCACGAATGCTTCTTTCCCAATTGAAAAGACTTATTCCGTAAGAGGATTATAAAGAATGACATCTCCAAGATATTCATTGGGTGGTTCGTCCAAGACCAGAGCTAAGTCGGTCGGTAAGCCAGAATCGTTTTACCCGAGCCCTTTTTTCGATGTCGCACAGAACTACATCCCAAAGACTATTAAGGGATGCTTCGATTGGTGCTCCTACTATCAGCTAACCAATCCACTGATTAGTGCGGTTACCAGTAAGTTGGCTACTTACCCAATTACGGACTTGATCTACGAGGACGATAACAAGGGTATTACTTCGTTATACAAGAACCTGTTTGAGGACACGTTCTTGATGAGACAGTTTCTGATCGAGACCAACCTAGACCGCTATACGTATGGGAACAGTTTCACTAGTGTCTCGTTTCCCTTTAAGAAAATCTTGGTGTGTAAAAACTGCGGCGCAGACTATGAGGCACGCTCTTCTGGCTACAAGTGGAAGGGGTTCAGATTTCATCTTGATTGTAAGTCATGTGGTACCCATGGACCGGCTAACGTAAAGGACGAGCCAATTCGCTCTGCGGATAAGATCAAGCTCATACGCTGGAATCCTAAGTCAATCACGATTAGGAACAACGAAGTTACAGGCAAGAAGCTGTATTACTACACAATGCCTCAGCACCTTCGGAATGATATCCTCCTGGGTAAGCCCGAAGTGATTGAGGTAATCCCACAGGCTTTTATTGAGGCTGTTCGGAAGAAGAAAGCGATTCTCCTAGAGTCGGACAAGATCTTCCATTCTAAGAGGCCCTCAATCTCACGAGACCCGGCTGATAATGGTTGGGGTGCTCCTTTGATTCTTCCTGTTCTTAAGGACATTTTCTTCCTACAGATTTTGAGGAAGGCTCAGGAAGCCGTAGCTCTTGAGCACATTGTGCCTATGCGTGTGATGTTTCCACAGATCACCGCCGATGGTAACAATCCCTACGCGCAGATCAATCTCAAGGACTGGCAAAACGAGGTTGAGGGCCAGATTAAGAAGTGGCGGATCGACAATAACCACATCCCAGTAATGCCTGTGCCTGTTGGGTACCAGATGATTGGTGGTCAGGGCAGGAGCCTTCTTCTCCATCAGGAGATTAGGATCTACAATGACCAGATCATTGCTGGTATGGGTGTGCCCACCGGGTTCTTTTACGGAGAGGCGCAGTATAGCGGGGCTTCCGTAAACTTAAGGGCGTTGGAGAACGAGTTCCTCGGCAATCGGCAAGACATGCTTAGGCTCGTATGCTTCATTAGGGACCACGTTTCGTCCTTTCTTGACCTGCCGAAAATCCCACTCCGATTCAAGCCGTTCAAGATGGCTGACGACATCCAGCGTGCTTCGTTTGACCTCAACCTCACTAATGCCGGTATGATTTCGAGACGAACATTCCTTGAGAGTCGTGACTTTAACTTTGATAATGAGCAGGATCTGATTTCATCGGAGGCCAAGAAGTTTGCGAAACAGCAACGGGAGAACATGGTTTCTCAAGCTGAGTCACAGGGTGAGTCCATGCTCATCCAGACTCGGTACCAGATCCAGTCACAGATGCTCCAACAGGAAGCACAGGCTCAGATGGGCCCACCACCTGGACAAGAGCAGCAGGGACAGCAGCAGGGACAACAACAACAACAACAACAACAGGCTCCCGCAGAGCAGCAGCAGCAGCAGCAGGCACCTGAACAGGGACAGGCTGCTCCTGAGCAACAAGCTCAACAGCCTGAGCAAGCACCCGGTGTTGAGCAAAGCCCGATTACTCAAGCCTCGTCTGGAAATATGGTTGACCTGTTTTCGCAGGCCAAGCGTCTTACTTCAGAGCTAAAAAAGATGGATGAAGTTGACAGATATAGGGCACTGGCTCGGTTAAGAGCCAGTAACCCTGAGATCTACATGCTTGTCAATAACGCTCTATCAGGAGCTGGTATGTCGGCAATGAAAGCGCTGCCTGAGCAACGACCGCCTAGAACCGGTCCTGGTGGGGCACAAATCTAATGATGTTGAGTAAGACAATACTGCTGATAGCAGTTAGCCTCGGGACTCTATACGTTGGTGAGCGGGAGAGGGACATGGATACTAATCCATGCGTCACTAACTCTTACTATCCTGCTCTATATTTTAGGGATGATTCGAAACCAACCTCTACATTAAATGAATATCTTATTCACTATTATCTACCTGCTAGCGCGTCCTCGACGTTTTTAGCTAGTTCTTCCAAGACATCGTTACTGTCTTCGGTGGTAGTTGTAGAGAAGGGATTAGACATGTTCTACTCCAGTAGTCAAATGGAGGCATCATTGCCTCAATGTTCTTATACCATTTGAGGGGTTGCAAATAGCAGGAGCGACAGATGATCAATATTCTAGATCCTCAGAGGGTGATGCAAGCCCTCGAAGACGGGACCGTAGAAGCAGTAGAAGACTTCTTCCCACACGTTGGTAAGAAGAACACCCTTGTAGCTAAAAGAATCTACACAGGGCCCAAGCTTAGCGGTAACGACATCAACACCCAAAAGACTGCTCGCATGCGTGGGCGGACATGGGCACAGCCTGTGTACGGAGACTTCGAGCTTGTTGACAATGAGACGGGCAATGTTGTCGCGTCAGCTAACAAGATGAAGGTTCTGAACCTTCCAAAAATCACCCGAAGGTACTCTTACATAGTTGAGGGTACTGAGTATCAAGTCGATAACCAGTGGCGTCTTAAGTCGGGTGCGTATGCACGACGAAAAGCCAATGGAGAACTCGAGGCTCAGTTTAACCTATCGGAAGGCCGTGGGTTCCGCATCGGGTTCGACCCGGCTAAACGTGGGTTCCTTCTCCGTTATGGGACGAGCAACATCCAACTACTACCTGTTCTCCAGGCACTCGGCGTTAAAGACGAGGTAATAGCAGGAGCTTTAGGCAAAGATTTGTATGCCAAAGCCGTATCTCAGAAGAAGAGGGGCGAGTTGGTGAAGATGGCCAAGTCCCTTAACCGACGAGCAGTCGTAAACAGTGATAGTGAGGCTATCCCGGTAATTAGGGAAGCCTTAGCAAAAACAAAAATTAGCGGTGAGACAACCAAAATCACTCTTGGTCAGGCATTCAATTCAGTCTCTGGATCAGCGCTTTTGGCATCAGCTAAGAAACTATTAGGCATCAATAAGGGTGAAGCCGAGGTAGACAACCGTGACTCTCTTCGGTTCAAAGAATTGTGGACAATTGACAATCACATCCCGGAGCGGCTCAAGAACTCTCAGAAGCGTATCTCCTATTAGATCGGTAACAACGTAGACCGTAAGGAGGATATCCGCTCCATTCTCACCAGTGATATTTTCAATGGTCCTGTGAAGGCATTTTTCACCAGCACCTCCCTTTCTCAACAAAGCTCGCAAACGAACCCCGTCGACATGCTCGGCGGATTCATGCGTACAACGATTATGGGGCAGGGTGGTATCCAAAGTGAGAACGCCATCACGGATGACGCTAAACTAATTGACTCTAGTTACTTAGGCGTAATCGACCCCGTCCACACGCCTGAAGGTAAGCGCTCTGGTGTTACCGCCCACTTGGCCCTTGGTGTTAGCAAGAAAGGTAAAACACCTTACTTGGCTGTTGTTGACGCTAAGTCAGGCCAACTCGTACGGAAGAGTCCGGCTGAGCTAAGTGGTAAGTCCATCGCTTTCGCTGACCAGTATGACCTTACCAAGAAGGTTCCTAAGGCCCTCAAGGACATAGTTACCGTTGTATCAAAGGACGGTGGCGACCCTGAGTCTGTAAACAACAGCGAGGTTGACTTCATACTTCAGTCACCGAAACAGCTGTTCTCTGTTACAGCGAACCTAATCCCATTCCTCCCCACCGATCAGGCTAACCGTGCAGGTATGGCTACCCGTCATATGGAACAGGCCATCAGCCTTAAGAATCGTGAGCAACCCCTTGTTCAGGTCGTGTCGGGGAATACAAGCCCACAGCACAAGACGTGGGAAGGGGTAGTCGGAGACTTCACTGCGCATAATTCGCCTGTGGCCGGGACTGTCGAGTCGGTTTCTAACTCAAAGATTGTTCTCAAGGACAAGAAGGGTGAGACCCATACGATTGGTCTCTACGATAACTTCCCGTTGAATGAGAAGAAGGCTTTCCTACACTCAACACCCCTCGTGAAGAAGGGTGACAAGGTCAAGCCCGGACAGATTATTGCGGATACCAACTTCACTAAGGACGGTGTGCTATCAAATGGGCTCAACCTGAGAGTTGGGTACCTTCCTTATAAAGGACTAGTGTTCGAGGACGGAATTGTTATCTCAGAAGGGGCCTCAGAAAGGCTGACCTCCGAGCACCTCCATAAGAAGCGTTCCTACGTTGAGAAGAACATGAAGGTGGGGCTTAAGCAGTACAGGGCGAACTACCCTGGAGCTGTAACAGATGAGAACGCCAAGAAGCTCGATGAGGATGGGATTATTAAGAAGGGGCAGAAGGTTGCTCCTGGCGACACCTTGATGACAGTGATGCAGAAGACCGAACCCTCAAAAGAGCAACTATTGTTGAAGGGTATCCACAAGTCACTCGTTCGCCCATGGAAGGACAAGAGTGTTGTCTGGAAGAAGCCTTACACCGGGACTGTTACTGACGTTGTCCGCAATGGTAGGGAGATCATCGTCAACGTGAAGACCGAGGAGCCTGCCGATGTCGGTGACAAGCTCACAGGTCGTCACGGAAACAAGGGCGTTATTACCGCAGTAATACCGAATGAAGAGATGCCCAGAGATGCGGAAGGTAATCCTCTTGAACTGATTTTAAACCCCTCAGGCGTCCCTGGAAGAATCAATCTAGGTCAGGTCCTTGAAACGAGTTTGGCAAAAGTAGCCGAAGCAAACGGTACGCCCTACGCTGTGGACAACTTTCAGAGGAACGACGAGAAGAAGATTATTAAAGTCAAAGAGCACTATCGGACTGTCCAGACTAAGGAGGGTCCTAAAAGGATTCTCGTTAAGAGTCATGATCGTGAGCTTGGGTACCAAGAGATGGTTAAAGCCGAGCTTGCTAAGCACGGTATCGATGAGACGACTGAGCTATTCGACCCTGAAACCGGAAAGAGCCTCGGAAGGGTCTTGGTTGGGAAACAGTACACACTTAAGTTGATGCACCAGATCGATAAGAAGCTTAGTGGGCGGGCCCACGGATACGGCTTTGATTATGATGCGAACCTTGTTCCTAAGGGCGGTGGAGACACTGGTGGTGCCCAACGATTCGGGGAGCTTGGTCTTTATGCAATGCTTGCCCATGGGGCCGTGGGTAATATTCGAGATGCTCTTACGTGGAAAAGCGATAAGCAGCAGGACGAGGTTTGGACCGCCATTCAGACTGGAGCCATCCTACCGTCGCCGAAGCCAAGCTTTGCCTACGAGAAATTTACGGCGTACATGACCGCTCTCGGTATGAACATCGAGAAGGAAGGTAATGGGCTGATTGTTGGTCCCATGACTGATAAGCAGATAACCGAAATGTCCAACGGGGAGCTGAAGGACGGCAGTCGTGTCATCCGTGGTAAGGACCTCAAGCCCGAGAAGGGTGGTCTTTTTGATGAGGAGGTTACCGGTGGTCCCGGAGGAAAGAACTGGGCACACATCGGTCTGGC